ATAGTAGAGAATACTATTACAATCTTATTGAAAAAGGACAAGAAGCAATTGAAGGTATTTTAGATGTTGCAAAAGAAGGCCAACATCCAAGAGCTTATGAAGTGGCATTAGCTGGTATTAAAAATGTTGCAGATACGGTAGATAAGTTACAAGATTTAAATAAAAAATTAAAAGATTTAAAAGAGTTGCCAAAAACAGCCAATGCAAATATTAAAAACGCATTGTTTGTTGGTTCAACTGCTGAATTACAAAAGATGTTAAAAGGCGATGAAAAAATTATTGAAGGCAAAGCAACAACATCCGAAGAAAAAGATATTTCCGATAAGTAGTTTAAGTTATGTCAAAAATGGCATAATGTTACAAGACATATTAGACGGTAAGGAAATGAATGAAGCGGTCACAATTGTACACGACACCAATCCAAATTACGACAAAGAATATTTTGTTGATAGAGGCAGTAGTAGAATTGAAGCTGCTGTTAAAATGGGCTTTACCCATATAGAAGGCATAATAATAAATGAGTGACGCATACCTAGGTAATCCAAATCTTAAAAAAGTAAACACACCAGTTGAGTTTACAAAAGAGAATATTAAAGAATATAAAAAGTGTGAAAAAGACCCTTTATATTTTATGGAAAAATATGTTCAAGTTGTTTCACTTGATGATGGCCTTGTTCCATTTAAAATGTGGGACTTTCAAAAACATATTGTAAGAACAATACACGATAACCGATTTACTATATGTAAATTACCACGACAAAGTGGTAAATCAACCACAACTATTTCATATCTATTGCATTATGCTTTATTTAATCCTAATAGTAATATTGCTATTCTAGCTAACAAATCTTCAACTGCTAGAGATATTTTAGGTAGATTGCAACTTGCATATGAAAACTTACCAAAGTGGTTACAACAAGGTGTCATAAACTGGAACAAAGGTAATATAGAATTAGAAAATAAGTCCACTATTGTGGCAGCTGCAACATCTTCAAGTGCAATTCGAGGTGGTTCATTTAATATAATTTTCCTTGATGAGTTTGCTTTCGTACCGGCTAATATTGCCGAGATGTTTTTCAGCTCAGTTTATCCTACTATCTCATCTGGTAAAAAAACAAAGATGATAATTGTATCAACACCACATGGTATGAATATGTACTACAAGTTATGGGTTGACGCAATTAATAAACAAAATGATTATGTGCCTATCGAAGTACATTGGTCAGAGGTTCCAGGTAGAGATGAAAAGTGGAAAGAAACAACAATTAGAAACACCTCACCCGAGCAATTTCAACAAGAGTTTGAGTGTGAGTTTTTAGGTTCTGTTGATACTCTAATATCGCCGGCAAAAATAAAAGCGACCCCGTATATACCGGCGATTACGAGTAAAAATGGTTTACAGATGTTTAAGAAACCACAAAAAGATAGAATGTATGTTTGCACAGTTGATGTGGCTCGTGGAACAGGAAGAGATTATTCTGCTTTTACTATGATTGATGTAACAAAAATACCTTACGAGGTAGTTGCAACTTATAAGAATAATGAAATTAAACCACATCTATTTCCTAGTATTATTGAACAAGTTTGTAAAGGTTATAATCATGCACATATTCTTTGTGAAGTAAATGATATTGGCCAACAGATTGCAGAAATATTACAAATGGAATTAGAGTATGATAATATGATGATGACCACACAAAGAGGTAGAGCTGGTCAAATACTAGGCGCTATGTTTAGTGGTCGTGGTACATCTATGGGTGTTCGTATGACCAAACAGATTAAAGCTCTAGGAACCTCTAGTATTAAGACACTAATTGAAAGTGACAAATTTATCATAAATGACTTTCAGCTAATAGAGGAGATGTCAACATTTAGTAGGCGTGGTAACTCCTGGATGGCGGAGGATGGTTGTAATGATGATTTAATGATGTGTCTAGTCATATTTGGTTGGTTGTCAAACCAACAGTATTTTAAAGAGTTATCGAATTCAAACATAAGAAATCAACTATATGAGGAACAGGCAGCTTTAATCGAGCAAGATATGGCGCCTTTTGGTTTTGTAGATGATGGTACACCAGATGAATTAAAATCTGAGGTGGATGAATATGGTACAGTTTGGCACCCCGTAGTTAGAAAAGGACTGTAAATCCAGTATCTTATAAATATCTGTATGACAAAGTTTGAATATGGGCGTATGAATAATACGAAGTTTGACAAAATAAACAATGACAAAAAAGGTAATTAGCTAATTAAAGGAGAATCCTATGGCATTTCAAGTATCACCAGGCGTTCTCGTACAGGAAAGAGATTTAACTAGAATCATTCCTGCTGTTTCAACATCTATAGCCGCTTTTGCTGGTTCATTCAACAAAGGTCCTTTAGACGAAATAGTAAGTATCTCTAGCGAACAAGAACTTGTAGAAACTTTTGGTAAACCTGATAGTACGAATTTTGAGTATTTTTTCAGCGCTGCTAACTTTTTACAATATTCTAATTCTTTAAGAGTAGTACGAGCTACCCAAACTTCCGCTGTAAATGCTTCAACATCTGGAACAGGTGTTTTAGTAAAAAATACGGAAGACTGGCAAAATAATTATGCTTCAGGCGGAGCAGCTGGAAACGCAACATTTGTTGCTAGAGAAGCTGGTACAGACGGTAATAACTTACTTGTATCAACTTGTCCAAGTGCGACTGCTTATGAAGAAACATTGACAACTTCACAACAAGTTGACCAAGCTGACTTAGCTGTTGGCGACACAACTGTTACTATGGACTCAGATGCTACATCTTACTTAAATGTAGGTGACATTATTGAGTTTTCAACAACAGGCGGTGCAACTGACTTTGATGACGGAGAAAAATACAGAGTAACTGCTGTCGCTTCAACTCAAATAACAATCGTTCAACACCCTAGAGGTACTGGCGGTTTAAAAAGAGCTGTAGCTGATGACGCAAGAATAAAAAGAAGATGGAGATATTATGACGCTGTTGATGGAACACCAGGAACTTCTGGTTGGGCTTCAGACAGAAGCGGTTCAAATGATGAAATTCATGTAGTAGTAATTGACGAAGACGGTGGAGTTTCAGGCGTACCAGGAACTATTTTAGAAACTTATTCAAAACTTTCTAAAGCTTCTGACGCAAAAGACCCACAAGGTAATGACAACTATTATCCGAATGTAATCTATACTAAATCTCAATACATTTATTGGACAAAACACAATTCAAGTGGTTCAAATTGGGGTAATGCAGCTAGTGGAACAACTTTCACAGCAGTAGATACACCAACTAGTGAATCAATGAGTGGTGGTTCAAATGGTTCAACAGTAACAACAGGTCAAATTAAAGATGCTTACGATAAGTTTGCAGATAGTGAAACTGTTGATATTGGTTTAATCATTGCTGGTCCATGCGACAGTACACATATTGAAAACTTAATCACAATCGCAGAAGCGAGAAAAGACTGTGTTGTCTTTGCTTCTCCTGAAAGAAGTGATGTAGTAAATGTAACAAACTCAAACACGCAAAAGTCGAATGTTGTAAGTTTCTTTTCAACAATTTCGTCTTCTTCATATGCGTCATTTGACTCAGGTTACAAATATATGTACGACAGATACAATGATGTTTACAGATATGTACCACTAAACGGTGACATGGCAGGTCTTTGTGCTAGAACTGACCTTATTGCAGACAGCTGGTTTTCACCGGCAGGCTTCAATAGAGGTGTAGTACGAGGCGCTGTTAAACTTGCATTTAATCCTACAAAAACACAAAGAGATGAGTTATATCCTGCTAGAATTAATCCAGTATCAACCTTTCCAGGTCAAGGTACTGTATTATTTGGTGATAAAACTGCTCTTGCAAGTCCAAGTGCTTTTGATAGAATCAATGTAAGAAGACTGTTTATCGTATTAGAAAAGGCAATCTCAACAAGTGCTAAGTTTCAATTGTTTGAATTCAATGATGAATTTACAAGAGCAAACTTCAGAAACATTGTAGAACCTTTTTTAAGAGAAGTACAAGGTCGTAGAGGTATCACAGACTTTTTAGTAGTATGTGATGAAACTAACAATACAGGTGATGTAATTGATAGAAATGAATTCAAAG